AGATTATTAGGAAATAAGGCTATGCCATTACAGAACTCACCTTCAAACAAAGTGGGACAAAGAAAAGGAACAATGACAAAAGAATACATAGTGGTTTGTGAAAAATAAAATAGAACTACCGCTTAAATGCGGAAGCATAAATAAAAAATAATAAGAGTGGAGTCCAGCTACCACTTTAAAAAACGGGACGAATTCTGAAAAGCCAAATGAGTAGGAATATAAAATCAAAATATATGAAATTTAAATTGTTAATTCTCATTACATTCTTCTCTCTAATATTTTTTAATGTATCATTTGGACAGAGACAAAAAACTTTAGCAAAGTTCATAATAACAGATGCTACATTAAATGGTGAAGATATAACCCCTATTTTATTAGCGAATAATGCTTACATTGTATTTTACACAAGTGATGACGATGGTTTAATTTATATGGCTAATGTATTTCCAGAATCAAACGCTCAGATCTATGGAGCTATATACTCGGCTGAAAGTCAAGAACAAAGAGAAACATATGAAACATATGCAGCAGACATATTTTACTTTAATTGGAGATATATAAATATCTATGATAACACAAAAGGAACTGCAAAAGTAGAAATGGTTAAAATTTACAAACCACAAGGTGTGGTTTTTGCTATAAAAATGATTCCTGAAAACTTGGCTATTATTGTCTATAAAGGTTATATGGAAGGTACACTCTATTTCTCAGAATGAAGAACTATAATTAACAACTGAGGAATATGTAAAGTATTCCTTTTTTTTTAACATTATGATGGAAAATAATTATTTAACAGATATTCCTCAAGAATATGAAGAAAAAGGTTTTGCTAAAGTGTTGTTAGTGAGACATGAAATAATCCATTTAAAGCATATTTTAACAGAGATATTTGTAAGAAAGACTATAGATATTGAAAAATATTTAAACTACTTAGAATGGTCTATATTCAATTATATGGAATATATTACCAATATAAAAATAAAAAAATTATATATCATACATTAAATACAAAATAATTATGCCAAATAAATTCGTAATTAAATGGAAAAAACAATTAGCAACTGGGTTTAAAAAAAATACAAATCCTAAAACAAAAAGACAATATCCTATTATTCCTTTAACAGAAGAAGAAAAATTAATATTAACTAAAAAAATAAAAGAATGGAATCAACATTAATGTTATTACCTATGGCATTCAGTGCTAATGTTAGTAATGCGTCAAGATTAACAGGTAAAACAGAATTTACATCAAGTGAAAAAAGAAAAGCAATATTGATATATGAAGCAATAAAAAACTATTATATTAATAATTACAAATTAGATTGTGAAATAAAAGACAAAGTAAGAAAAAGACAGATAGTAGAAATAAGGCAGTTATCTCATTATTTTGTTAGAAAATACACAAAACTATCTTATGCTAACATTGGTATTTTAATAGGTAATAAGAATCGTGTTACAGTAATGCATTCAATCAAACAAGTAAATAATTTAAAAGATTTTGATAAATCATTTAATAAAAGATATAAAGAATTAGAAGCTTATCTTATAGCACATGGTTATCATCATAGTATTGGTAAAGTTTATATTTGTGGTAGTATATCAAAAGATTTAGATAAAGGGTGGGAGTATGTTAGAAATAAATTTCAAACAGCAGAAAATAAATTTTCTTCCCATCAAGTAATTAACCCTACTAAACTTTTTACAGATGAAGAAAATCAAACATTTACACCACTACAATTTATGAGTAGATGTATTGAACATTTAGTTACCTGTACTGATATATATGTATTAAAAGGATATCATGTGTCATATAATGCTTGTATTGAAGTAGAAATAGCAAAAAGTTTAGGGTTAAATATCATATATGAAGAATAAAATAATTAAATTTAACTTAATAATCAGTATTTTACTCCTAATAATAGGAATAACTGATTTATGTATTTTGCTTGTGTTTAATCCTGTAAAACTTGCGTCTTATAATAATCCTATAAAAACTGTTATTATAAATACAAATTATGAACAAGATACAACATTTTCTGAAATTGAACTGGTTCATTATTTAGAAATGTTAAATGTAAAATATTCTGACATAGTGTATGCACAAGCAAGATTAGAATCTGATAATTTTAATTCTCCATTATTTAAACTAAACAATAATTTGTTTGGTATGAAAACTACAGATAATAGACCTACTACATCTATTGGTAGTAGATATGGATTTGCCTATTTTAAAACATGGAGGGATAGTGTATTAGATTATGTTATTTATCAGTGTTTATATCTTAATAATAAATCTTATGAAGAGTATTTGTCTTATTTGGGTAATGTTTATGCCGAAGACCCTAATTATATAAATAAGATAAAAAACATAGTAAAAGAATATAACTTAATAAAAAATAAACATTATGAGTAAAAATGATAAAGTAATAAGTTGTAACGAGAATGGTATTATAGTAAGAACTAGTAAATTTAATAAGTTTTACAAGTATGATCCTATTCAAACAGTACAACAAACTATTAGAAAAAAAAGAGTAAATAATACTTGTGAAAAAGTTCATCTAAATGCTATTCAAAGAGAAATGTATAGAAGATTGATGTATGGTCTTGATAATTATAGCAATGAAGAAAGAGCTACAATGACTTCTGCACAAATAACTAAAATTGTAAAAGATCATGAAAAAGCCAAAAGATATTTACATATTATGAAGGCTAAAAAATACTATCAAGCTGAAACAAAATTAATGAATGCTATTTTTCCACATCGTCCTACAGGAATAAAAGATAGTGATTGGTTTTTACATATTCCAAAATCAGTTACGCTTAATAAATTAAACATAGGACCAAAAGATATTATTGAAGAATTTATTAAGAGAAGACTATTACCTACTAATTTTTATGAATTAAAACCAACATTATGAGTAATAAAAAATATCATGGTTTAACAAATGAAGAACTTTTATTATTATATGAATTGATAAAATCTAAAATATCATATTATAATAAAAGTATTGAAGAAAAGGAATTATTATCTATAACAAAAGAAGGAACTCTTGATAGACGAGTTTTATCTGATAAAGATATTATTTATATAAAAAATCAAGAATGGTTTACTTTAATGCATAGTATTTTTAATAAATTGGATAAAATACTACCATTATTACTAGAGGTAGAAGAGTATAAAAATTTATATGAAAAAATAAGAACATGAAATATATATCAAATGAAATAAGAGAAATAATCTCTGACAAATCAAAAAAAAGACATCCGTATATTGTTATTATTATGGAATGTAATGAGCAAGGTACTAATCTTAATATAGAAAGTGCTATGACAGGTAATCCAATTATTTTAAAAGGATTGTTATCATTTTTAGGTAATGCTTATGATGAAATATCTAAAAAAATTATTAGTAAAGAAATGAATGCGGAAGATCAAGCTAAACTTGATCATATGATGAATATTTTAAATGAAATAGAAAGGTTAAGTCCAGAAGAAAATGATAAACTTTTAATAAAATACTTTCCAAAAGGTAAAGTTTCATCAATAAGTATTGATACTTTAAATAAATTAACAAAGGAAGCCGAAGAAGTTTTGAATAAGTTAAAAGGAAATAATGGACATATTAAATTTATTAGTTAATGATAGTAACAAAATTAATAAAAATAGGTAAGACTGTAAATATGACAGTCTTACCTAATCAAGAAAAAATAATAGGTTGTAATATCAAATCAGAAAATTTAGAAGTAGATATTTTAATTAATTCAATATTAAGATATCCTGTGAATACCAGGTTGGGATGGTAGTGGAAACATAATGCGAAAGGCAATCCCAAACTGTCTTACGACTAATGAGATAAAGGGCTTTGTAGTAAGTCCAGTAAGGATAACCCTGAAAGGATATTATCCTTACAAACAAGTTTCATAATGCTATAAAATACTATGAAATTTGATACTATAGTGGACAAATGGCTATTGAACATACAAGAAATATGGTTATAGCTTCTCAAAAATTAGGATTTCAAGTGATTCAAATTACTATACAAGGAAATATACCATCAAAACAAATGTTTGATTATTATGTTGATATGACTAATATTGAAACACTCCCTGATCAACTAATTACTTATGTTAGTAAATATGTTGATAAAGAATTAAAAATAAAAACGACTTTATAAAATGCAATTACAATATACTCAATAAATGAGTACAATTTGGCTATTATGACTGTAGCACAAATAAATTTTTAAAAATATTTAATGATATGGAAAAAAGAACTATTAAAATCAAAACTGATGAACAAGCAAAATTAATAACTGTAGAAACATCAGCAACTACATTAGGTGAATTGAAGAAAGAAGTAAATATTAATTGGAATAATACTTCTGTTGTTGTAAGGGATACTAAAACTTCTTTACCTTTTGATGAATCAGTACTTCCTCCTGGAAATACTCTTTTATTTGTGTTCCCTCAAAAAGCTAAATCAGGTGCTTATAGTCATAAAGAAGCAAAGGCTAAAATCAAAGCTTTAAAAAAAGCTGGTGTTGTTATTCCTTTTAATTATACAATAGCTTCTACAGAAGTTTTAAATAAGTTTTTAGAAACTTATGAAATGGTAATAAATGAAGCTTCTGAAGTTGAAACTATTAAACTTGAAGCTGGTAAGAAATATTTACTTATTGTAGAAGGAAATATGACTAAAGAAGTGATAGTAGAACGTATTCCAGAAGGATATGTATCAACTAAAATTTTAGTAGATACAACTACTATTGCAGAACTTGATGCTGAATATTCAGCAATGAGAAAAAGAATGTAATTAATGCTAAAGGAGAGTGTGTAGTGTCACTCTCCTTTACTAATTTTTAGCAATATGTTAAAATGGTTTGAAAAATTAACAGATAAAGAATTACAAAACTTATTGGCAAAAAAGAAACATGATTATTATATAGATGAACATGACAATGTTTATAAAAAATTATACAAACATGGTAAATATACATTTTTTGAAACATGTTCTTTATCAACAAAAGAAAAACAATATGATATAATACAGCTTACTTCTGATTCTTTTATAAAATCTGAAGAAAATTATCCTAAATTATTTCCATTAACATATGATAAATATAAAAAATATTTATTGTATTGTTTTGAAAATATGGATACATTAGACATAGCATTTTTAATTGCAAAAAAACATTATGGTCATGATAATGTAGAATTAATCAAAGGTGAGAACAAATTACTAATTTATATTCCTGTAATAAAAATAACAAGTGAAAATACTTTAGAACATGAAATGAAAGATGTTTATCTTGAGATACATGTTTCTGATAGTATGTTTCGCTTATGTGCTTTATATAGAGGAACATTATCAAGTTCAGAATGTAGAAGTGATTATTTATTTTCTCATTGTAATGGATATGCTGGAGATGCTTGTAGCCGTTATTTTTGTTTTGGATCTGATAATACTCCAATGAAGAGAATATTTAATAAACCAACTTCAAAGAAAGATTTTATATTAAATATGGATTATTTATTTTATATTCTTGATAGTTACTTATCTTGGGAAAGTATTAGTGGAATGCCTTATAGAGAAATATCTCGTGTAAAAAATGATTTGTCTTTTTATACACCAATTTCTCAATCAAATGACAACTATAATTACAAGGAAATAGAAAAATACGGTAATACAATAATTAATAAATTAACATCTATTAGTTATGAATATACTTCTACTAAAGATCTTGTTTTAAAACAAGACACAATAAATGAAATTAAAAAACTATCAGAAGAATTTGACGATGTTCCAAAACTAATAATTGATGGACAACAATGTAAAATAAATTCAGATTTAACTTATGATGCTTATAATAGATTATGGGGTGGGAAACGTGTACTAACTTTTAAAGGAAAAGATGTTTATTTAAAAATAGAAAATACTGATCCAACTCCAGTATTTACAACAGGATTAGATCCACAAACAATAAACAATGTAATAAAATACATTGAAGAAAAATTAAAATTTATATTATGGAAACAACACCAAGAACAATTAATATCGCATCTATTGGAAAATTAATTATTCCACAGAATGTACAAGATATTATTGACAAATTACATAAAAAAGTAGGATCGGTAGAATGGTCTGGTCCATTGTTTTACAAAATTACAAAGGGTGATTTTAAAAAACTTAAAGATTTAGAATTTACAGCTTTATTTATATATCCAATGGATATAGGTTCTCACACATACACAGAATTTGATTATAATGAAAAAATATTACCTGCATATGATTTATGTGAAGAAGCTTTAGAGGCACATAGGGGACTAGTTCACAGCCACGCTGGGATGTCATGTTTCTTTAGTAGTACAGACACTACAGAATTAACTACTAATGCTAATAGATATAATTTCTATTTATCATTGATAGTAAATTTTGATGGTAAATATGTATGTAAAATAGCATTTCCTTCTAAAGCTAAATTTAATAATGAATATACTATTAAAGATCCTAATGGTAAATCATTAACTTTTCAAAATAAAAAAGAAGAAGATGTTATAATCATTAGTGATTTAATAGTTGAAACACCTACTCCTGTTGTAGAAGAAGGAGATTGGTTAGATACTTTGATTGCAGAACTTAAAAAACCAAAAAAGATAGAATTTGCAAATGACTATAACAGATTACAAAAACAATTTACACTTTATCCTTATTTTGATTGGAATGAAAAAGAAACAAAAGTAGATTTAACAAAAGAAATTACACCTGCACAATTTCTTAGTGCAATCATAGCATATGACCCTGATATTAGTAAATTACAAGATCCTAAAACTGCATTATACTCATTATTTTTTGAACATGATCAGGGTACAATAGATCCTAATTCTTTATTAAATGTCATGGCTGAAGATTTTGACGAACTATTACTAGAAATATTTGGTAGAGACCTTTTGAAATATGAAAAAAAGAAATTGTATCAAGGTGCAATTGAAGAATTAAAAAAATTAGAAAATGAATTTATAGGGTATGAAGATTATTATACTCTTTATGTCGAACTTTTAACTTCAAAATTAAATGAATTACAATAACAGATTTAAAGATGCTCCCTGGTATCAAAAAAGTAAAAATGAAAATATAATGATTATTGGTGCAGGCGGGATTTCTTCAAATACATTATACAATTTAGCTAAAACTATACCTGCTAGGTATCATATTGTAGATTTTGATACAGTAGAAGAATATAATGTAGGATGTCAATTTTTTAGAAAAAGTGATGTAGGTAAACCTAAAGTAAACGCTCTACGAGATCTTTTGCAAGAGTTTATACCTTTTAGAAGTACTATTTATAATCTTCCCTATAGTTCTGAAATGTATCATCCAATTATGATAACAGGATTAGATAACATGAAAACTAGAAAGGAGGCTTTTGAAACATGGAAATCTAAAAATAGTAGAAGATTGTTTATAGATGGAAGAATGAAAGCTAATTTATATGAGGTATTTGCTGTAGTACCAGGAAGAGAAGAAGAATATGAAGCTACACTATTTGATGATAGTGAAGTTGAAGAAGGACCTTGTACTTTTAAACAAACTTCTTATGTAGGTATGATGATAGGTTCAAGAATTACACAAATTGTTGTTAATTACTTAATAAATTATTATGCTGAAGAAAATATCTGTGAAGTACCTTTTCATGTAAAAGAATTAACTGAAGCGTTTTACTATGATTGTAAAAATTAAAGAAACTGAAAATTATAAATGGATTTATCAAGACGAGTATGATCAATGGTTTGATAATAGAGCATCTGTATTAAATGCTAATATTCATGACTTTATTATTGAGAAAAAGGCAGACCAAGTAATACCTAGAACTTACAAAACTTTAGATCATTGTAGTATGGGTATGGAATGTTTTTTTCTACATGGTAATTATAGATATGATAATTATCGGAGAAAAGAATATAAGTATACTTTCATTACATCTGGATTATTGTTTGCAAGTACTTATTACAAAGGATTTTCTGATTGTTTATACCTGCACGAACTAATAGCAATACAAGTTCTGGATAAAAAAACAGGTGGTATTAAAATATTAGTAGATCAAGAAGCCATTGAACATAGTCTTATTAAAGAATTAAAAACTCAAATGAATATGAGAGGATTTAATTCAAGAAAGGATATTATTAAATTAGAAACTTTATCTGAATTTATAGAAATTCATCCAGATATTGATGATAGTATGCCTTTTGACAAAGTACAAGAAGATTATTGTATTGAAAAAGCAGCAGAAGCATTGATATTATTAAAACAATCCATATCTCAATGAGAAGACTCATTAGAACAAGAAGAAATATCACCTGTTGATAATAATGAAGATAATAGTCCATTTTAAAAATGTAATCATTTAGTTTTAAGTTAATCAAAACTTAAAATTATGGCAAAAAAAGCATTGTACGTTAACAGTACAAATACACCTGGTTGGGGGAGTACAGGAAATTAGCTATTCATTTCAGTAAAATAAATTGATAATGTATATCATATTATTATATTCATTATATTTGAATAAAATTTTATGTTATGCGTTATCAATTACCTACTGGGATATGTGTTGAAATTAATATAGAAACTTATCTTACATTATCTGATAATGATATACAAGCACTTATAGCAGATAATCAAGGATTAGATTATGATGATCCTTTTGCTGCTAGTGTATTAAAATATGGAGAATTTGATGTAGATGAAGATGTTTATACTGATTTTGAAGATGAAGAAATTAAAGATTTACTATCTTTAGATCCTGATGAAAAAATTATGGACGAGGATTTTATAAATATTGATGAATTAGAACTATGAATGAATATAAGAAACTAAGATTCAAATATTTATCAAAACCCGAAAATAGATTTTGTAAAGCTAAAATACCAGGTGTGTGCATGGGAAGAAAAGTTCAAGGTATTGAACTTACAATCCATCATAAAAGAGGTAGAGGAAAATATTTATTAGATGTAAAAACATGGCTACCATGTTGTCTTGCTTGCCATGAATTTATTGAAACTAATCCAGAAATTGCTAAAGATTTAGGTTTGTCTGAAGATAGATTAACAGTTGACGACAATGAAGAAATTTAAAGGATATTATTGCATCGGATGTAGTACAAAAAAAGATGCAATTAATGGAAAGGGATTATTGCTATGGAGTGAGAAGAGACCTTCTAAATTTATACAATTTACCAACAGAATATTATTAAATATCTATTGGGTTAATAAAGAAAGAGAATCAACCAGAGGAGATAAATTACAAAATGAAACTACCTCTATAAATAAAGAAAAACCTGATAATTATAAAAAGGTAAAATCACATTAAAAAGGATTAATATGGATATAGCAGAAGATGTTATTGTAGAAATAAATAAAATTCTACAAGAGGAAGTTATATAGACTTGATGAAAATTATTTTGTTCCAGAGGCTAGAATAAAACAAGATTTAGAAATAACAGATGCAGAAAAAGATATGATTTTAGATAAATTAGAATATCATTTTGTTATTATTATTGAAGATTGGGAATGGGATGAATTAAAAACATTAGAAGATTTGTATAAATTAGTGAATAGTAAGATATGAAAACAAGACAAGAAATATTAGAAGAAAGTTTTTTAGAAATTTCTAAATATAATAGAAGAACAGCTGCTATCTCAGTTGGTGTTGGTAAAACATTATTAGGGTTAACAGATATGGAAAAAGAATTGGCTAAAAAACCAGATGCTAAATTTCTTGTTGTTATTCCTAAATTAAGTGTTAAAGATACATGGTTAAATGAAGCTATAAAACATAATAAAAAATATTTAATAGATTATTTTGAATTTGTAACATACCGATCATTTATTAAATCTACTTTTGATTATGATGTTATATATTTTGATGAAATACATAATCTTAAATTTAGTCATGGTACTTATTTAACTCATTACAAAGGTAAAATATTAGGATTGACAGGTTCTCCACCAAGACATCCTAAATCAGAAAAAGCTTTAATGTTAAAAGCTTATGCTCCTATTGTATATGAATATATTACAGATGAGGCTGTTAATGATAAAATTTTAAATGATTATAAAATTTATGTACATTCTGTTGCATTAGATAATAAAAATAACATCCAGATGAAAACTAAATCTGGCAAAACATTTATGACAAGTGAACAGAACATATATAATTATTGGTCAAAGAAAATTGATGAAGATCCTTATAATAAACAATATAGATTGTTAAGAATGAAAGTAATGCAAGAATTTAAATCTAAAGAATTAAAAGCAAAGCAATTACTTACTACTATTAACAATAAATGTTTATTATTTTGTAATACAACAAAACAAGCAGATAGACTATGTGATTACGTTTATCATTCTAAAAACAAAAACAATGAGGAAAATTTAGATAAATTTAAAAAAGGTGAAATATTAACTTTAGCTTCTGTAGAGCAATTAAAAGAAGGTATTAATATTCCTAAATTAAAGGCATCTATTATTCTACATACTTTTGCTAGTGAGTATGTAACCAAACAAAAAATTGGAAGGCTTTTAAGATTACCTGTTAATGAATTAGCAGTAGTACATATATTAATGTATAAAGATACTGTTGATGAAACATGGGTAAAAAAAGCCTTACAAGATTATAATCCTGAAAAAATAATTTATTTATGAATAAAATAAAAGTAATAGAAGGAGTAGTAAATATTCCTATAGCTGCTGGATTTTATAGTAATATCCAAAAAGTAGTTAATGAATTAATTGCTTTTAAATCAGAAGAAGAACTTAAAGTATGTTATCAAAATATAAAAGATAAAAAGCCTTTATCAGATTATGAAAAAGCTTTAGAAACTATGTTTATATTTTGTGCTACTTATGAAAAATTAGCAGAAGAACAAGGGCAAATTAAAGAGATAGATGCAGAAGAATTAGCTAATTAGTAGCATATATAATTCCTAATATTTCTTCACATTTTGCTATTGCTGTTCCTAATTCTTCTATAGAGCAATCTCCAAAAGATTTTAATGTTTTAGTATAAGGAGTAGTAGAAGATATGTTATATAATCCACATGCTTCTTTTATAGAATTTTTAACTAAAAAGAAATCTTGTTTAGTAAAATCTGATATTTCACGTATCATAGCATGTACTTTAGCTAATTGTGCTAAAGTTCCCAATTTACCTTCTGTGTACGTAATGTAAACTTCTAAATCTTCTTTAGGAGGAATAGCCTTTATAAACAAATCATATTTACGTTGGTCAAATTTAGTAGATGGAGTTAATACTCCATTTACTATTTTCATTTTAATAAAACTATCAATCATGTTTAAAATTTTTAATATACAAAGATATGAAAAAAAAATTAATTATTGATGAAAAAATTGAAAAACTTAATAAAGAAATTATAGAACAAATTGTAAATATGGTCAATTCTGTGGAAGAGAAAGAATTAAGATTAGAGAGGGATTTAGAAGATAAACCATATTATATTAAAAAAGTAACAAGTACAGAAGTAATAATGAAATCACAATCTTTATTTTCATCATTTAAAACAATATTATTAGAAGACGTTCCATTCTTTATTTTATTGGATATAATGGATTGTTGTGAATTTTATTTAGATCACTATCAAAATCAAAAAGAATATGAAAAAAATGCCATATTATTATTTTTAAAGGGATATAAACATCATGATTTAACAGCTTGTGATAGAGATTTCAGAATTTTAATGGCAAAAGCTAAAAAAAAATATCCACATTTCATATTTTATGAACAAAGAGAATTGTTAATTAGAGATTGGTTAGGATATTATAATTAAATTATGGATTTAGAAGAAATAATTGAAAAATTACAAGATAAAGTAAGAACTACCTCTTGGTATAATACCTTGAGGTGGTTTCTTATGAGTAATGATTTTAAAAAGATAATTACAGAATTATTTGAATTTACTAAACAAGAAAGAAGATTTACTCCTGGTATTAAAGACTTATTTACGCCATTTGTAATATGTGATTATAATAAATTAAAAGTAGTATTTTTATTTGATTCTCCTTATAAAAAAGTAGGATGGTCCAACGGTACTCCTATAGCTTGTCCTAATACAGTAAAAAAAACTTCTGAATTTAAGTATTTTGAAAATGCTGTTGGAAGAAGCTTAAAAAGAGACATGTCTGATTTTGCAGAAGGAGAAGTATTATTATTACATAGTTGTTTAACAACAGATATAATTAAAGAAGGAAGTCTGTTACACTACCAGATTTGGAAACCTTTTATTATTTATTTGTTAGATAAACTATCAAATGAGAAAAAGTATATTTTTGTATTTGTAGGTAAAAAAGCAAAAGAATATGCTTATTTAGTTGACGATTCTAATCCTAAATTCTATTTAGATGATATACCTAATACATTTGATTTTAGTATAGATTGGGATTATAAAAATATTTTTAATGAAATAGATAAACTATTAGTTAAAAATAATCAATTGCCTATTAAATGGTAATTATTACTTATCATTAATATTGTCATAATGATACCAGATAATGCAAAACCAATGCCTTGGAGAAAATATAGTGATGCTCTTATTGAGAGTATGAATTATATTGAAAGAAGGGCATCTGGTGATATAAAATCTTTAAAAACTCATTGGCAACAATTCAATTCTATTGGACTGAATGGTATAGAATGGGGCAACTCTTATATTCTTGCTTCAAGACCTGGGGTAGGAAAATCACTACTAATTGCATCTTTAACAAGACAAATACAAGAATTAAACAAAAATCAAGATTTCTATATTTTACATTTCCAATTTGAAATGTCAGGAAAAAATCTAGCTACTAGAGAAATAGCTTCTGCAAATAATATGAATTTAAGATACCTTTTGTCTGCTAAAGATAAAAATATGATAGATTTAACTTCTGAAGATTTATCAAAAGTAAAAAATTATGTTTCAAAACAAGCTAATAGAAAAGAATATATAATAGATGTTCCAATGACTGTTAGAGAAATGAAAGCTACATTATATGCTTTTTATCAATTTGTTAAAAAACCATTTGTTGTTACATTAGACCATACTATGCTTGTTAAAAAGGATGCTTCAGAAACCAGTAAACAGCAGACTATGGAAAATTTAGCAGCAATGACTATTGAAACTAAAAAGGCTTTACCTATTACTTGGTTTATTTTATCACAATTAAATAGAGATATTGATAGTGCTGAAAGACAAATACCAGGTAAATTATCCAATTTTCCATGTGATGCTGATATTTATCAATCAGATGCTTTTATGCAAGGTGCTGATGTTGTTATAGCATACAATAGACCTGCGAAATATCAATTAAAATATTATGGTCCAGAATCATATGTTTTAGAACTATCTGATAAATATTTAATAGCAGCACACATATTAAAAAACAGATTTGGAGAATTAGGGATACATTGGTATAAAGCTGATTATGCAAAGATGAATTTTTTAGAAGTAGATCCACCACCTAAAAAAGAAAAGAAATGAGTGTAGCACATGATTACGTACAAGATTTTATAGAATTTTGGGACAATTATTTTGTAGAAAATAATATAGACAGGTCTAAATTTACAACTAGATTAATCTTCAAACCAAAAGAATGGGATGGAGAAAAACAAGGTATAACTTTCTTTGAAAGTGAAATGCCAAAAGAAGGGGAAACATTGTATATTGAATTAGTTACAACTGATATAAATGGAAAATACATACCAAATGTAAAAAACAATTGTAGACGTTTATACAAATTAGAATACAAACCCACTTCTGAATATGATACGTTTAATCGTATATCATCAAAAAAAATACCCTATAAAGTCATAGGAGTAGAGTATGAACAATTAACACTATGTTTAGAGAAATCTATAACACACATAGATGATAAAGAAAAAATAGATAATAATTTACTTAAAACATTAGAATTACAGACTATGGAAGATAGTCCTTTTAGTTCTATGACAATAAGAGATTTTTATTGTATTTTACACAATGTCCCAAAGACGAGACAACAATGGTTAAATGATTTAATTAAAGAGAATGGAAGAAAAGAAAATAATATTACCAATGGAGGTTGCTCCTGCAAAAATTAAAAATCCCAGAAATCTTATACTTTTTAGTAAACCAAAATGTGGTAAGACATCTGCTTTAGTACAATTACCCAATAGTCTTCTTATTGATTTAGAAAATGGCTCTGATTATGTATCAGGAAGAATTTTAAAAGCTAACTCAGTAGAAGATATTAGAGATATTGGTAAAGCGATAGAAGAAGCAGGAAAACCTTATAAATATCTTATTATAGATACTGTAACCAAGCTTGAAGAACTGTGTGTCCCTTATGCTGAATTGTTATATTCAAAAACACTACCTGGTAAAAATTGGTTTACTAAAGGTAAATTAGAATATGGAAGTATATTATCCTTACCTAATGGGGCAGGATATCCTTTTTTATGGACTGCTTTTGAAAAAGTATTAGGTTATATTAAAACATTAGCTGATAATGTTATTTTCTCTGGGCATGTTAAGGACAAAATGATAAATAAAGCTGGTGCTGAATTTAGTTCTTTAGATTTAGATTTAACAGGTAAAGTAGCTCGTATTGCAGCTTCTGATAGTGATTCTATTGGATATTTATATAGAGGTAAAGGAACAAAGAACTATATCTCATTTATCACAAGTGATGAAGTAGCTTGTGGTTCTAGAAGTGCTCATTTAAGAAATAAAGATATTTTAATATCTGAATTAATAGATGTGGGTACAGAGAATGAAAGATTGGTAACATATTGGGATAAAATTTTTATAGAATAAACAAATAAATAAATAATTATATGGGATTTAATGTAAATGAATTTAATGTTAGTAGTGATGTAAGTAAAGTGTTAACTCCTGGAACACATTTGTGTAGAATAGTAGATATTCAATCTGGAGTAACACCTTTTGATCCAAACAAATTACAATTAACATTTCTATTAGAAGGTCGACCTGAAGGTAATGGTTTTATAGGTATTGCTATTGACAAAAATGATCCTTCAAAAGGTCATTATGAAGGTAGAATTGCTTATGTAAGACATGGTCAATATCCTTTCCAAGATTGGGAAAGAGATGGTAAAGTAATTGATGCTGATACTAATGCTTGTAATTTTTTAGCTCGTTTAGCTCATTCATTAGGAGTATTAAATGAGATGAAAAAAGATCCAGCTTTGCAAAAAGATGTAAATATTGACGAATTTGTAACTGTTGCTAAAAAATATTTGTGTGATCCAGATTTATGGGCTTATTACACTATAGCAGGTAAAGAAAAATGGACAGAGGGATATAACAATCCTAATTATAATATGTATTTTGCTAAGTATGAGAATAGGAAGAATTATGTATCTTTGAAAGAAGATGGTGTAGTTCCATTTGATGAAAAAAAACATATTATAAAAACAGAAAGAGGTATACCAGTAACAACAGAAACAACAGTTGATGTTATTGAAATACCTAATGAAGATCCTTTTGATGAAGATCCTTTTTAAAGATTAAAATATGATAAATGTAGGAAAATATGTAGTTAAAGCTGATGATATTCCTGCAGATTGGATATTTAGTCATTATTTGAAATTAGGAAAACTTAAAGGTCAAAGTGTTAGAATGAAAAGTATATTTAATGAGAAGGACTCTGTTCCTTCTCTTATTATATACTATAATAGAAAATTAAACAAATATACCTTTAAAGATTTTTCATCAGGTCATTCAGGCTCTGCTATTGAATTTATGAGATTGATGTGGAAATGTTCTTTTAGTGAAGCTCTGAAAAGAATAAAAGAAGATTATCAAAAAAGTAATTATAATAGCGAAATAAATAATGAAAATATTAAATTACAAGGTTGGAAAGTTACAAGTTTTGTTGTAGATAAATGGAAAACTTCTAATATTAAATATTGGAATGATTATCATATTACTATTGAAATGCTAGAAAAACATAAAGTTAAACCTCTAAAATCTTATACAATGAGTTTTGTTGTAGAAGACGAAATAGTAGAAGAATTTACTGTTAAAAATAAAAATATTTATGGTTATTTTTATGGTAATAAAGAAGGTAATCTTGCTAAAATATATCAACCTTTTAATAAAGAAAAAAAATTTATAAAAGTTTCTGATTATATTCAAGGTTCTGATCAAAATACTAATTCTGAATTTTGTTTTATTGTATCATCATTAAAAGATGCGATGGCATTAAAAACAATAGGAATTAGAGGAGATTTTGTATGTGTTGATAGTGAGAATACCTTATTACCAAAACCTGTCATAACACGTCTGAAAAGATTTTATGGAGAGAGTAACATTATTGTTATTTTTGACAATGACATAGCAGGTATAAGTAATATGAAAAAATATAAAGAACTTTATAATTTAAAATTTTGTCATTTACCTTATGAAAAAGATCCAGCAGAAATACTAAAAACACATGGTATTGATGAAACAAGAAGAAAAGTAGTTCCTTTAATAAATAAAACATTAAACAATGAATAGATTAAAATTATGGTGGTATACCAAGATTAATACCAAAAATACTATATTTTTTCCTAATATACCATTAGGTAAAGCTGATGATACTTATTATCAGTTTGATAATAAAAAAGTATATCTTTATACATATCTTAATGATACCGTTGCTTTAAAAAAAGAAACAGTTACTAACTTAAATTTAGAGTTAGTAAATCATCCTTCTACTCTAGCTGCTATGAGAAGAAGAGATTTAATTTCTTATAAGAATGGTCAAATATCTCATGGTAATTTTGGTGCATTGTTTGAATATAAGGATAATGATTATTTAGTAATGTGGGATAAAGATTTTATTGCAAGAGTTTACAAAATATTGTAACTTTGCATAAAAAACTTTTATGAATTGGATTTATGACAACAAAGAGATATTATCTCTTGACGATTTTCCTACAAATTGTGTAGGATTTATTTATAAAATTACAAATACAATAAATGGTAGAATCTATGTGGGTAAGAAAGCACTTTTTAATTCACATAGATCTACTATTTCTAAAAGAGAGAAAACAATTACAAAAACTAGAAAAAAATTTAAAGTAATTGTAAAAGAATCTAATTGGAAAACATATTTTGGTTCTTGTAAAGAATTACAAGAAGATATTAAAAAATATGGTGAACAGTATTTTGTGAGAGAAATATTAGAATTTTGTCATTCTAAGAAATATATGACATATTGTGAAGTTAAATATCAATTTAAGTATGAAGTACTTGAAAATGATAGTTATAATAGTAACATTATGTCAAAATTCTATAAAGGTAATATATGAAAAAATTCACTATAGAAGAAGGATTTTCAGAAAGAATTGCTAAAGAAGAAGAATTTTTTAGTACAAAGCCTTATATTTCTTATTCTGGATTAAATAAACTATTATATAGTCCTGCTTTATATTATAAACATTATATTTTAAAACAAAGAGATGATATTAATACTACAGCAGCAATAGAAGGTAAATTAATCCATTGTTTATTGTTAACTCCTGATAAGTTTGATAAAGAATATCAAATTGTATCTGATTCATTACCTAGTGAAAATCCTAAAAAAGTAATAGATACTGTATTTGAGTATTATACTATACTCAAAGAAGAAGGTGATGAAAGAGAAGAGTTAATTGAATTTAGTAGTGCTATCCTTGATGTGTTAGCAGATATGAATTTATACCAATCTTTAAAAACAGATGAACAAAGAATTGCTAAAATTGTCGATGTTCCTAAACATTTAGATTATTGGTTTTATTTAAAAAATTGTAGAGGTAAAACTCTTATAACACAAGAAACTTATGAGTTTGCACAAGGAGCTGTTGAAAGAGCATTACAATCTCCTGTTATAAGAGCAGCATTAGGACTAACCATTGATGATTTTAATATCAATGTAGAAAGTTATAATGAAATAGAACTAACTTGTGAATTAACTGATTATGCTTTTAATATACATGGTATATTAGATAATTTAGTTATAGATCATGATAATAAATTGATTAAAATAAATGACTTTAAAACTACAAATAAAGATTTAACTACATTTAAAGAATCTATAGATTTTTATAGATATTGGATGCAAGTATCTTTTTATGTGTTATTAGTAAAAAACTCTATATATTATAGAGAAAATTATAAAATTGAAGTTAGATTTTTAATTATAGATTGTTATCAACAAGTTGCAACCATGTTAGTAAGTGACACTACCTTATTGAAATGGGAAGAGGCAACAAAAGAATGTTTTGAAAAAGCAAATTATCATTTAGCAAATAGAATTTTTGATTTGCCTTATGAGTTTGCACAATGTGGAGGAGAATTGATTATATGAAAAATAACATTCAGAAATCATTTATATTTCTTTATCCTTTGTTACAAATACAAAGTAAAAGAAGCATAAAACCTTTAAAAACCTACATGTATTGTAGTGGCATGGAAGGTGAATTATTAATATGCATTTATAAAGTAAATCGTAAACATTGGAGTAGTTTTAATGAAAAAGTCTTATCCAAACATAAATTATTAAAAAGTACTGTACCAGTAACTGATAAAAAATATGCTTATATATTTGATTTATCAGAATTTAAAAAAGATTATGATTTAATTTCAGTTGGTAAGTATCACTTACTAAGTCAATTTGCTAAAACTTGTATAATGAGTTTTGATCATGTGAATTTTGATGAAGTTAAATTATGTCTTTTTGATAAACAAGGTACACCACCAGATAGAGAAAAGGAAACTTATAACTTATCTAAAGAGAGTGTAGAATATGGTGAATTTTTGATAAATAGATAATATGGATGGAATAAGCAAGATGTTAATATATTCTGCAGAATGGAATGGACAACCAAGTTTTAGATTAATTCCAATAATGGATAATTGTCCATTTATGGAAGTTATGTATAATCCAGAAGATTGTATATTAGCTGTAATTTCTAAAACTAAAACAAATATACCTTCAGTAAAGACAAAAGAAGGAGAAGATGGAGAAGTCTTCTATGAATATTACATAGAATCTAAACAAGATATTTTAGATTTTATAAAGACTGTAGCAGTTAATTATCCTCATCCTATAATAGAAGAGGTATTATAATGAGAAAAAAGAAATATTGGATATATGATTATGAAACAATAATCAATACATTTGTAGCAGTGTTTGAGGATTTACATTCAAATGAAAGACATATTTTTATAATTAGTCCTTATCAAAATGACTTACCATTGCTTTTAGCATTTTATAAAGAAAATATCCAATATCAAGATTGGCATTTGGGGTTTAATAATTTAGCTTTTGATAGTCAAATAACAGAATTTATTCTTGATAATCATAAGGAATTATCAGAACACTCAAATAAAAAAATAACAAAAGAAATTTATAATTATGCACAAGACATAATTACTAGATCAGATAGAAAAGAATTTTTAGATTATCCTGAATTTAAGTTGAGAATACCAGTACTAGATGTATATAAAATTAATCACTGGGATAATCAAAATAAAAGAAGTTCATTAAAATGGATACAATATTCAATGGATTGGGAAAATATAGAAGAAATGCCACATGAGCATTATAAACCAATAGAAGATATAGAAACATTAAATATAGTAGTTGAATATTGTATTAATGATGTAAGAACTACTAAACAAATATTTAAACTTAGTTTAAATGCTATAAATTTAAGAATAAAATTAAAAGCAAAATATAATATAAATTGTTTAAATTATTCTAATACAAAAATTGGTAGTGAACTATTATTAAAATTATACTGTGATAAAACTGGAAAAGATAAAAAACAATTAAAAGAACAAAAAGGAATTACAAGACATTCTATTAATTTAAAAGATATTGTATTTAATTATATAGAATTTAAAACAGAAATATTACAACAATTATTAAAAGAGATAAAAGAATTAACAATATATAATACTAAAGGAGATTTTAAAAAAGTAGTAAAATATAAAGAATACGAATTTAATTTAGGTTTAGGTGGAATACATCAATGTCTATCAGCAGGTATATATAAATCAGATGAAGAATATATAATTGTTGATTCTGATGTAGCTTCACTATATCCAAGTATAGCTGTTGTAAATAAAATGTACCCTGAACATTTAGGACCTGAATTTTATGATGTTTATAAACATGATATTGTAGATGTAAGACTAAAAGAAAAAGCTAAAAAAGATAAAGGAGATAAAGCAATAATAGAAGGGTTTAAAGAAAGTGCCAACGCAAGTTATGGTAACTCTAATCAAAAACATTCATGGTTATTTGATAGTCGCTATACAATGCAAACAACAGTTAATGGTCAATTAATGATTTTAATGTTAATTGAGAATTTAACTACTAAATTATCATATTCTCAAGTAATTCAAAGCAATACAGATGGTATAACAGTAAGAATTAAAAGATCAGAATATGAATTACATCAACAAATTTGTAAAGAATGGGAACAACTCACTCAATTACAATTAGAACATGTAAATTATGATAAAATGATTATAGCAGATGTAAATTCATATTTGGGAATATATGAAGATAAAAATAAGACTCCTAAATGTAAAGGTAGATTTGAATGGGAAGATTTACAAAATCATAAAGTCACACATTTACATAAAAATAAATCTAATTTAATAATACCAAAAGCAATTTATAATTATTTTTTAAATGATATAAAGCCTGAAAAATATTTAGAAGATAATAAAAATATTTATGATTATTGTTCTGGAATTAAAGCTAAAGGAGATTGGACATTTTGGAAGTTATCAATAGAACATGATCAATATAAAGAAGAAAAATTAAATAAAATAGTAAGATATTATATATCTAATTCTGGTTGTAAAATAGTCAAGAGACATCCTGATGGAAGAGAAATACAAACAGAAAGTGGAAAATGGATGCAAACCATATTTAATAAATATGAAAAAAAAGAATGGGAAGATTATAATATAAATATAAATTACTATTTAACAAAAATATATGAGGAAATTGAAAATATTCAAGGTCCTATAGAAGATAAACCAGTACAATTAAATTGTAATTTTTAATACAAAACATAGCAACTGTCCAAATTAGTGCATTTCAAGCTGTAAGTTTCGCACCATGTTTTTAAATTTAATAATATGAAAAGAGCAATTAGTGGTTCTAGTGCATATTTATCAATTATAAATGCACGATTACCTGAAAAAACAAACACTTATACTCCCATATCACATGGGAGTATTATTGACAAAATTAGACAAGAAGTAGAAAATGCGGGATATGAGATTACTGAAGAATCTTATAGAAGTTCTAACAATGGTCAAATTGCATTAGGTACATTTAAACTTAAATATGAATTTGATCCTGAAATAGAACTATCAGCCACATTTTTAAATTCTTATAACAAACAGTATGCTTTTAGATTCATGCTAGGTGCTACTATTAAAACTACAGGAGTTAGTTTTATGTTAAATAATCACAGATTTGGTTATTTTAAAAGAGTACACAAAGGAGAAGCAGATATATTAGCACATGGTAAAATTAAAGAATTTCTCCAGACTTCTGGAAATTATTGGCAATTATTGGTAAAGTATAAAGATGATTTAAAAACTATATCTTTACCTAAAGATTTATTTTATTTAACAATAGGACAATTATTCTTTGACAAAAATATATTGTCTTCATTGCAGTTAAATATAATTAAAAAAGAAATGATAAAACCTTCATTTGACTATCATATTGATGATGATATGAATGGTTGGGTGTTATTTAATCATATTGCACTAGCACTGCAAGAATCACATCCTGCAACATGGATAGATGATATGTGTGCTGTTACAGATGTATTTAATGATTATTTAGAATATTATTTACCAAAACCATTACCATCACCAATAGCTGTATATGAAGAGGAACTTGTAAATTCAAATGATTATGATTGTAAGAAAGAAGATTGAATTAATCGTTGATGTAGAAGCATCTAGTGTAGATTATATTTACCAATCTATTATTGAGGGAATGGAATTTAATGATGAAGAAGGTATAGTAGAATATGAAGTTAAAGATTATGAAGAACCAGTAAATATGGATTGGAATGAAAGAATAAAAAAAATACAAGAACTTAAAATATTTATTGAAGGTAATACTGATAAATTTGCTAGTAATAAAAATTTACAATTTCTCTATGGTACAATAAACAGAAGTTTAATTGACTTAGATGAAAATGAAATTGATGAGACTTTAAAAGCAATTAACTCAGAATTATATGATTAAGAAAATATTTAATGTTCCTTTGTATGACTGGAATATAACTTTTTTAAAAATAGAAACAAAAGAAGATGTACCTGAATTGATGGCTTGGGCAGAATTATTTCAAGCTGAATTTCAAGGAGATATATCAAAATCTTTTGATTCTACTAAAAATGCTGGTATGACTTATATAGACAGAACAGCACAAAAATTATTAATAATTATATTCCCAGCTACATCACCAGAAGAATTATTATCTACAATAGGACATGAAAAACGTCATGCTGAAGATTTTATATTGGAAGAATGTGGTATATATGATAAAGAATCTGCTGGTTATTTGGCGGGATTTTTAACAAAACAAATGTTTATATGATAATCGGAATATCAGGAAAATTACAAACTGGAAAAAACACCAGTGCTCACATGATGCAATTTATCATAGAAAATTATAAAGAAGGTTTAGATGCAGACTCTATGTTTGCATCATATCTTCTTGGATATGACTATGATTTTAAAAAGACAGAACAAAAACAATTTGCTAGTAAAATTAAACAAATAGTCGCTTTACTAATAAATTGTGATGTAAAAGATTTGGAAGATGAATCTTTTAAAAATAAAATATTATCTAAAGAATGGTGGACATATAAATTACCAAATGATCAATTATTAGCTTATACAGATAATAATCCTGATTTTATTAATAAATATAATTTAATAAAAATGACTCCTAGATTAATGATGCAATTAATTGGGACAGAAGGAATGAGGAATCTAATACATCCTAATATTTGGATTACAAGTCTCTTTAATGATTATAAAGAAGATAGTAATTGGATTATTACAGATGTTAGATTCCCTAATGAAGCTAAAGCTATTAAAGATAAAGGAGGAATTTTGATTAGAGTTAATAGATTAATAGGAAAAATTGTTTATGTTATAGAAAATGATCAACCTTTTCAAAATTGGTACGGAGTAGTAGAATCTTACAATGGAAATAATTTCTATAATGTTATAGACAATGATAATGATCTAGTTTTAGTACATAAGAATCGAATTACTTTATTAGATGACCACAAATCAGAAACATCTTTAGATAAATATACAGAATGGGACTATATTGTTGATAATAATGGTACATTCAAAGAATTATTTATTAAATTATTTGAAATATTACATCAGAAGAATTATTTAAAATAGAATTTCAAGACTCAATAGACCCTAGAGGTTATACAGATAGAGAATTATTACAAATATGTAATTCCTATAACGGTTCGGGGCTATGAGAAGTAAAACCCCTTTTAAACTAAAATCTTTCGGAGTATAGAAAACCGAAATAATGTTATGGCAAAAGTAAAACAAATACTCTCAAAAGTAAAAGCGACATCTTTGACTTATTATAATCTTGACAAAAGAACGATTGACGATTTTAAAAAGTTATATGCTTATCTTAAAAAGCATGAAAACAAAGATGTTGGAGAAATGGCTATTAAAAGAGCAAACGAAATGCTAAAAGAAAAAGGTAGGTATTCTGATTATGTACGGAAGTATAAAGCTATGGAAATTTTATCAACTTCAATTAGGCATTTAAGTTGCCCAAGATGCGGACATACAGGAATAGACACAGATAAAGACTGGCTTAACTATTGCAGATCGTGTTCATATTATTGGAGGGCAACTTAATTGCCTACAACGGTGAGTATATGAACCTGTAAAAATAAAACGGATTAAACGCAGAAATGATGAAAAGAGTACAAAGAAAGAGAACAAAAGGCTATAAGATGCCAGAAAACACAAAATACGTAGGCAGACCGACAAAGTGGGGAAATCCTTTCCGTGTGGAGGAATTAGGAGCAGAAGAAGCCGTGAAGCGTTACAAGGAATGTATTTTGAACAATGCTATGTGCTATGCTTATTTAGATGAGATAGAAGCAAGCATACAGTTTGACAGATTTAAGTGGATGGCTGAGAACTTAGAACAATTGCGTGGGCTGGACTTAGCTTGTTTTTGTTCTCTTTTTAATAAAAAAGGTGAGTATATGCCATGTCATGCAGATATATTATTATCTTTGTCAAATAATATTTCTTTAAAAGATGTCATAAATGAAAATATTCGTCAAGAAAAATTATTACGAACCAAATGAGTACGAGAGCTATACGCATAAAAAATGCCCAAGGTGTGGAGAAGTAAAGCCTATTGATAATTGTGGTAGCTATTACCACTAACTAATATTTTTTAAATAACAATTAAAAACGAAGTAAAAATGAAAAATTTAAAAATTATGATGATAACACTAATGATGTGTTTAATGACAATGTTTATTGTTAGTTGTAACCAAAACGATACTTCAACTAAAAATCAATTACAATCTGATAATTTAAGACAAAAACAAATTGAGGATAGTTTGAAGGTTGTTGAACAAAAACGAATTGAGGATAGTTTGAAGGTTGTTGAACTTGAAACTTTTAAAAATTCTATTGAAATTATTAAATATTACACATCACGTCCAAACTCAGCAGGTGGTGTTAGTTGTAATATTATTTGGAAAAATCTATCAGAAAAAACTGTAAAGTATGCTAGATTTACAGTTGTTCCATATAATAAAGTTAATGATAGAGTTAAATGTGAATATGATTATAATGGTAATGGTAAAAAAGTACTAGAAGTAACTGGACCAGTTAAAAGTAAACAAATTCATGGATATGGAAGTTATTGGGATTGTGTTTGGTATAACTGGACAATTGATTATATGTTGATTACAGGTATTGAAATTGAATATTTAGATGGTTCTATAATTTCAACATCTGATGTCAATATAATTCAGGAACTTGGTTATACTCGAAAACCAAACCGTTAATAATTTAGAATATAAAATAATAAACGAAATGCATGCAGATTTAGCAGGAGCTTTAGAGCAAATCAATAAAAGTTGGAAAGTATTTGAACATAAAGGCAAACCAATGACAAAAGACCAAGTTAGAGAAGTATTAAAATACGGACTTTTAAAAGGGTATAAAACAACCACCGAATTAACAGATGATGAAATTGATAAGGTTCTTTTAAATGCCCTATAACGGACGAGTGTATGGTAAATAAACCACCCACAAAAGTTAATTTAAAAACAAAAGATATGAACTTATTAAGATGAATATTGTATGGTAGAGGAAAGAGATAAGCCAACTGATTATTGTTTAGCTTGTAATAAAAGATTATTTGGAAAACATCAGCCTCCATTGCAACAATGCAGTGTTAGTGGCAGTTGCAATCAGTACGATGCACACGAACAATTATTTATTGAAAAAGTAATTGAGATGTTAAAAACAAAACCTGAATGCTTTAGTGCAAGGTGGTTTACTGGCAAATCACTTGATAAGTCAGTTAGAAGCCAAAACAAAGAAATTCTTATAATGATAGATAGTGGTCAAATTTGTCAGCCCATAGAACCACGAATGACTAAAGAACAGAAAGAGTTGGTTAAGCAATTGTTAGAACCAATTGTCAAAAAGGATAGTGATTATCTTATTGAACGGCTCATCTGCAATTGCCACTTTCATAAATTTTAATAAAAATGGAAACAAAAATGTTAGATAAAGATATAATTGATATAAAAGAAAATAATTAATGAAAACAATTATAAGTAGGTATGGTGATAAAAGATATATTGAACAATTAGATGTAGGATTATATTCAATATATGGAGAATCACAATATATAAGAGAAGGAGAGTTGTTAGATTTTGAAGGCGGTCCTATATTTTTTATAGGATATCCTTCTAGTTTACTTAATAATGAAAAAGTATTAAAAATTGAAAGAGGAAACTCTAATAAACCTAATTATTACTTGATTTACACAGATGGAAAAATTAACAATGCTTAGTATTAGCAAATCTGAAATTAAACAGATAATAAAAGATAGAATAAAAGATGAAGTATCTCCGACATTTGTAAATACTGATCCTAATTTAGATGACGAGGTATATTACGGAGATTTGTTTAGCATATTATCTAATGATGATTTAGATGATAAAGAACAAGAACATCTTAATATGTTAATAGAAACTACATATGATTGTGATTATATTTTAATTACAGAATAATCAAAAGCCCCCTAAAGCATTAAGCTAAAGGGGACTTCTTTAAAGAAACCAGAAACCAAAAGAATGTTTTAGTACCTTGTCAAGATTTCTTTATATTATAAAGATACAAAAAAATAATTGATATATGAAAAAATTATTTGAATTTTTAATAGCAAATAAAATAACACCTAATGGTTTCTTTACTTTATTTACTTTATCACAACAATTAGGTTATACTAATTATGTTAGGAGTGATTTAGAAATAAATAAATTAGAAAAAGAGTTATTGGTAAAAAAGAATGATGTTACTCAAAGATATGAAGTAACTTCTAAAGGTATAATGTTACTTAAAGAAGCTGAAAGGATTATGTCAAGAGTAAAGAAAACTATTGTTACAAAAGAATGGGATGAAAAAATAGTTCAATATAACAAACTATTTCCTAAAGGTAAAAGACACGGTAGTACAGTTGGTTATAGGAGAAATCCTAAAGAATTAAAGGATGCTTTTATTTGGTTTTTTGATAAATATCCAGAATATAATTGGGATGATGTACTAGAAGTTACTAAAAAATACATTGATTCTTTTGGTGATGATTATACTTATTTACAAAATGCTAAATATTTTATTAAGAAATCAGATGCTAATAGAACAATATCTTCAACTTTAGCTGATTTAATTTATAATGTCAGAGAAGGAAATGATATAACCATCAATGATGATGGAGTACAATATTATGGAGAGAATTGAAAAGAGACCACATAAGTGGTCTTTTTTTTTATTTGTGTCCTGTGAAATTATATTTCTGTTGTGCTAAAGTGATGAGTAGGTTTTACACTCCGTTCTATAATATTACTATTCACAACCACAATTAAATCCAGCCAGCTGACTTCCTGTACTCTCTACTGTTGCACAATGACTTAATCTCAATATCAACTCATCATCAAATGCCCAAGTTCCTACTGTATCATCTACAGGAACATTCTTTACTACACTTTCAGGCGGAGGTACTGCACAAGTTCCTGTGTAAGCATCTCCAATTCCATAAACAACACCACTTCTTACATCACTTTCAGATGGCGGATTTTCCAATGTGCTGGCAGGATATAATGAAATGTCAGTATATGTTGGTGT